GGCGTCAAGAAGCCCATGCCTTGAGGGCTGCATCATGGCCAACAAGACCGCCTTCAAGCGCAAAGCTTCGCGCCCCAGCAGCATCAACCAGCTCGATCCCGCCGTCAAGGAGGCGGTCGACAAGGCCGTGCGCGAGGGGCGCGCCACCATCGACCAGATCCTGCAGCTCATCGACAGCATGGGCGGCGAAGCCAGTCGCTCGGCCGTGGGCCGCTACGTCAAGAACGCCCGCGAGCGCCTGGAAGACTACCGCCAGGCATCGCAGATCGCAACCGTATGGGTGGACAAGCTGGGCAAGGAGCCCGAGGGCGATATCGGCCGCATGCTGCTGGAGATGCTGCGTGTGGTGGCCTTCAAGTCCATCGGCGATATCGACCAGGCCAGCCCTGAAGACCTGATGTTCCTGGGCAAGGCCCTGAAGGACATTGCGGGTGCGGACAAGCTGGTGGTGGACCGCGAGATCAACCTGCGCAAGCTGATCGCGGCCAAGGCCGAGAAGGTGGCTGATGAGATCACCCGCGAGGCCAAGAAGCTCGGCGCCAGCGAGGAAGTGATCCAGACCTGGCGCAAGAAGGTGCTGGGGGTGACCGAGAAGTGATCCAGGCCCCGGTACCGGCACCGCTGCCGCCCCAGCTCGAACCCCTCGCCCAGGAGATCCACTACCTGGCAGGGCAGCGCTCGCCTGGCGTGTTCCTGGACTACCAGGGCAAGTGGGTGCTGGACAAGGCGCGCGTCAAGGTGATGGAGAAGTCGCGCCGTATCGGCCTGTCCTGGTCAGAGGCCGAAGACGCGGTGGAATGCGCGGCAGCAGCCAACGGCATGGACGTCTGGTACATCGGCTACACCAAGGACATGGCCATCGAGTTCATTCTCGATTGCGCGCAATGGGCCGCCCAGCTGCAGGGCTTCGCGGTGGACATCGAGTCCGGCGAGGAGATCTTCATCGAGGGCGAAGAGAAACAGTCCGTTCTCAAGTTCTCAATCACCTTCGCCAGCGGTCACCGGATCACGGCCCTGTCGTCCACGCCCCGCAACCTGCGCGGCAAGCAAGGCCGCGTGATCATCGACGAAGCGGCCTTCCACAATGACCTGGCCGGCCTGATCAAGGCCGCGATGGCGCTGCTGATCTGGGGTGGCGAGGTGCGCATCATCAGCACGCACAACGGCGATGACAACCCCTTCAACACCCTTGTAAAAGACATTCGCGCTGACCGCCTGCCGTACAGCCTGCACCGGGTCACGTTTGCTGATGCCATCGCCGATGGCCTGTTCATGCGGGTCTGCCAGCGCACCAGCCAGGCCTGGTCGGCCGAGGCACAGACCAAGTGGGTGGGCGAGATCCGGGCGCAGTATGGCGACGATGCCGAGGAAGAGTTGGACTGCGTGCCCAAGCACGGCACCGGGGCCTTCCTGACCCGCGAGCTCGTGGAGCGCTGCATGCGCCAGGGCTGGCCCGTGCTGCGCGATGCGCGCAAGCCCGAGTTCACCTTCGAGCCCGAGCGCACCCGCGAGCTGGCCATCCTGGACTGGTGCGACACCTATCTCAAGCCCGAGCTGGACGCCCTGGCCAAGCTGGACGGCGTGACCAGCTACCTGGGCGGCGACTTCGCCCGCGTGGGCGACCTGTCTGCCTTCGTGCCCCTGATCCAGTTCCGCACGCTCAAGCGCCGCGCCCCCTTCATCGTTGAACTGCGCGGCATGCCCTTCAAGCAGCAGACCCAGGTGCTCTGGTACGTGATGGACAGACTGCCCAACCTGGTCGGCGCGGCGCTGGACTCCCGCGGCCTGGGTATGCAGATCGCAGAGGAGACGGCGCAGCGTTATGGCCAGAACCGCGTGCTGCTGATCCAGGCCACCCAGCCCTGGTATCTGGAGAACCTGCCCCGCTACAAGGCCGCCTTCGAGGACGAGCTGATCGAGCTGCCGATGGACGCCGACGTGCTGCAGGACCACCGCGTGCCGCGCGTGATCAAGGGCATCCCGCAAATCCCCGAGCTGCGCACCCAGGACGCAGAGAAGAAGAAGCGCCACGGCGACACCTTCATCGGCGGTGCGCTGGCCTGGCACGCCAGCGTGATGCTGGATGGCGTGGGCGTCTATGAGTACCAGGCTGCGCCGCCCAGCATGCAGCGCTGGGACGGCGTCAACCAGGACGAGGACAACCGCCACGCCGATGTCGGCGCGTATTGACCGACGAGAACAGGCCCAGACCATGAGCAACATCCTTGACCAATTCGGCCGCCCCTTCGAGCGCGAACGCCTGCAGGAGCCGCAGACTGCGCGCATGACCTCCCTGCGCTCGGAGTACGAAAACCACCCCAGCCGCGGCCTCACGCCGCCGAAGCTGGCCGCCATCCTTCAGCGCGCCGAGCAGGGCGACCTGGTGGCGCAGCATGAGCTGTTCCAGGACATGGAGGAAAAGGACGGTCATGTCTTCAGCGAGATGCAGAAGCGCCGCACCGCCCTGCAGAACCTGGACTGGGACATCGTGCCTCCGCCCAATGCGACGGCCGCCGAGAAGGATCTGGCGATCTACGCCAAGGAAATGCTGGGCACCATCTCAGACATCCAGGACGTGATCTTCGACCTGACGGATGCCATCGGCCACGGCTACGTCGGCCTGGAGCTGGAGTGGCAACGCGTCGACGGCAGCATGCTGCCCGCCGTGGCAACGCACCGGCCGCAGGCTTGGTTCTGCGTGCCCACGGCGCCGGACATGGACCGCAACGAGCTGCGCCTGCGTGACGGTAGCGCCAACGGCGAGGCGCTGTGGCCCTTCGGCTGGCTGCTGCACAAGCACAAGGCCCGCAGCGGGTATGTGAGCCGCTCCGGCCTGTTCCGCGTACTGGCCTGGCCCTACCTGTTCAAGAACTACGCCATCCGCGACCTGGCCGAGTTCCTGGAGATCTACGGCCTGCCGCTGCGCATGGGCACCTACCACCCCTCGGCGACCGAGAAGGACAAGGCCACGCTGCTGCGCGCCGTGGTGGGCATCGGCCATGACGCGGCCGCCATCATCCCCGAGGGCATGAAGATCGACTTCAAGGAAGCCGCAAAGGGCGAGGAAAGCCCCTTTGATTCCATGATTGACCGGATGGAGCGCATCCAGTCCAAGGTGATCCTGGGCGGCACGCTCACCAGCGGCGAGGGGCAGCATGGCACGCAGGCCCTGGGCAACGTGCACAACGAAGTGCGCCGCGAGCTGATGAAGAGCGACGCCCGCCAGCTGGCGTACACGCTGACGGCCGGCCTGGTCTACCCCATCCTGGCGGTCAACAAGGGGCTGACTGACATGCGGCGCTGCCCGCGCTTCGTGTTCGACACCCAGGAGCCAGAGGATCTCAAGCTCTACGCCGACGCCGTGCCCAACCTGGTCAAGGCCGGCATGCGTATTCCTGCCAGCTGGGCGCATGACAAACTGAAGATCCCGCAGGCGCAGAAGGATGAGCCCGTGCTGCAGGTGGAGGCTACGCCTGCCCAACCCGCCGCCCAGCAGCGGCCTGGCCAGGAAGCCCTGCGCGCGGCTCTGGCGGCCCAGCCCACGGCCGAGGTCGACGAGCTGGACGCCCTGGCGGCAGAGATGCTGGGGGAATGGGAAGACGACATGGGCGAGCTGATCGAGCCCTTGGAGGCCGCCCTTGCTGCGGCCACCTCGTTCGAGGACTTCCAGGCCGCGCTGGAGCAGCAGATCGCGGGCATCGACCCGGCCCGCCTGGTCGAGATCCTGGCCAGGGGGAATTTCTCGGCCCGAATCTGGGGCCGTCTGAACGCCACCCGCCGCCAGCCTGCTGAAAAATGAGGCAGAAAACCGCCCGCAAACCCGCATGGCGCCGTGCTCTCGCCCACGGCGGCGGGAAATCGGGCGTTTGGGCGAGCGCGGGCGATCTGGCTACCACCCCACGTACTTTTCCGGCGCGCGGCTTTTCAATCGGTCTTCAATGCCTTGTCGCCGGTTTTTTTTGGGGGGGTACACCCCCCCTTGGGGGCTGAGCCGTGGCCACCATCCAGCTCAAACCCCTGCCGCCGGCCGAAGCCATCGCCTTTTTTCGCCAGAAAGGCTACCGGATCGGCTTCGATTATCGGGACGTCTGGCAGCAGGAGCACCAGGCCGCGTTCACGGTGGCCAAGGCCATGCAGCTGGACCTGCTGGCCGAGATCCGCGCCGGCATCGACGCGGCCCTGGCCGATGGCACCACCTTTGAAACCTTCCGCAAAGCCCTCACGCCGCAGCTGCAGGCGCGTGGCTGGTGGGGCCGCAAGGATGTGACCGACCCGGTGACCGGCGAGACCGGCCCGGCCCAGCTGGGGAGCCCGCGTCGGCTGCGCGTCATATATGACACCAACCTGGCCACGGCCTATAGCGAGGGCCAGTGGGAGCGCATCCAGCGCAACAAGCAGATCTTCCCCTTCCTGGAATATGTGCGCAGCGCCTCGGTGAACCCGCGTCACACCCACCTGGCCTACGCCGGCCTGGTGCTGCGTGCGGATGACCCCTTCTGGCAGAACCACATGCCGGTCAAGGAATGGGGCTGCAAATGCAGCGTCATCCAGCACACCCAGCGCATGCTTGAGCGCGAGGGCCTTACTGTGGGCAAGGCGCCACCCGAGGAGATGCGCACCGTGGTCAACAAGCGCACCGGCGAGGAGATGCAGGTGCCCGTGGGCGTGGACCCGGCCTTCTATTACCCACCTGGTGGGCGCCGAGCCAGCCTGGGCAAGCGGATGATGGACCGGGCAGATGCCAGCGCGGCCGTCACGGCCTCGCGCGTGCTGGCTGGTGGCGTCAAGCAATGGATGCCGCTGGTCCAGACCGAGTTCAGCGAGTTCGTCGGCCGCTACGCATCCGGAGAACGGCGCGAGGTGGGCACGCAGCGCGTGGCAGGCGTGCTCAGCCCGAACATGCTGGCCGGCCTGCAGGCCGCTGGCGTGATGCCCCAGCGCGCTACGGTCAATGTCAACCTGCAGCGCCTGCACCACCTGCTGGGTGAGGGGCGCGGCCCTGCACGCCAGGCCAAGGGCGCGGGCACGGCCTTTGTGGCAGCACTGCCCACGATGCTGACCGAGGTGGGCGAAGCCTGGCTGGATGGCTCGCGCCTGGTGCTGCTGACGTCCAGCGAAGAGCCGGGGCGCGCGGTCAAGGTGGTGGTGGGGCTCGACGAGCCGGTGCATCGCGGCCAGCGCGGCAACCAGGTCGTGTCGATGGAGCTGATCAATCCTGCTGACTTCGGCCGCAAGGGGCTGCGGAGGATTGACCCATGAAGAGGGGCGCTGCGGTGAGACGACAACTGCATCGAAGTGCAGCACCCTCACATGGCGTCTGCCACCTTGCGGCGGCCTTCGCATCGGAAGCCGTTTTTCCCGAACCTCACAGCGCGGGCACATTCTATATCGAGGTAAAGAGTTTTACTAGAGCGGCGCAGGGCATCGCGCGAGGATCGGGCTTCCTATGAAGCACACCGCATTTGTCCTCCTCACGGCTGCTCTGAACCTGCAGGCCCACGCTGATGTCCAGCTGGTGCCGGCGGGTGAATTCTCCAGCCGCGACGGGCGCCCAACGGAGGTTCCGAAATGGAAAATTTCTGACGCCCAGGGGCGTGCGCTTGCCGCGCGTCTGAATGCCCGTCACATCAAGACGCTGTTCCAGTTCGACTACGAGCACCAGGCCATCCTGGCCGAGAAGAACGGACAGCCGGCGCCCGCCTCAGGCTGGGCGCAAAACTTCGAGTGGCGCGACGGCGATGGCCTGTACGCGCTGAATGTGCAGTGGACTGAGCACGCCCCGCAGATGATGAAGGCGGGTGAATACCGCTACATCAGCCCCGTGCTGATCTACAGCAAGAAGACCGGCGAGGTTCTGGACGTATTCAACGCCAGCCTGGTCGGCAACCCCGCAGTCCTCGAACTCGACCCCGCTGCCAGCGAGGCCGCCCTTTCTGCTTTCTTCACCCAACAGGAGTCATCCGACATGAACGAGATCCTCAAAGCCCTGCTCAAGGCCCTGGGCCTGCCCGAAACCGCCACCCAGGACCAGGCGACGAACGCCCTGTCTGCTCTGCAGACCCGAGCCGACCAGGTCGCAGGCCTGCAGGCCGAGATCGTCACGCTCAAGGCCAAGGTCACCACGGCCGAGGAAGCCACGGCCGCGCTGAGCGCCCAGGCTGGCCAGCCCGACCCCGCCAAGTGGGTCAGCATGGACCGTTTCACCGCGTTGTCCACCCAGGTCTCGACCCTGCAGGCCGCCCAGCTCGGCGACGAGGTCGAGCGCCTGATCCAGGGCGCCGAGGCCGAGGGCAAGTGCTCGGGCGTGGTGTCCGACGTCTGGCGCGATGTGGGCAAGAAGGACGTCGCCCAGCTCAAGGCCCTGATCGAGAAGACGCCCGCCAATCCGGTCCTGGCTGGCAAGCAACAGACCGGCGGCAAGAAGCTGGACACCACCCCCGCTGCCGACGACGCCGCCGTGCTGGCCATCTGCAGCGCCACCGGCGTCTCGCCCGAGGCGTTCAAGGCCGCAGCTACGGCCGCTGCCTGATCACCCCTTCCTCAACCTGACAACCACCTGGAGAAACCGCAATGCCTGCTCTGACCCAAGACCGCGACACCCAGCGTCGCGCCGGCAAGAAAGGCTCCGGCCCTGTGGCCGCTGCCACCAAGATCTTCGCCGGCTCCATCGTCTGCGCCCAAACTGGCGCCGCCTTCCTCACCAAGGGGGCGACGTCCACTACGCTGCGTGGTATCGGCGTGGCCGAAGAGACCGTCGACAACTCGGCCGGCGCTGCGGGCGCGCTGAACGTGCCCTACGACCGCGACGGCTGGTTCCGCTTCGCCAACAGCTCGGCCGGTGACCTGATCACCCTGGCTGATATCGGTGCGGACTGCTTCATCGTCGATGACCAGACGGTGGCCAAGACCAACGGCACCAACACGCGCAGCGTGGCCGGCAAGGTCCGCGACGTGGACGCCAGCGGCGTGTGGATCGAGTTCAACTGATCCACAGCACCTCACCCCCTCAACTTCCGGAGAATCCCTCATGAAATCTCGCAGCATCCTGATCCTGGCCGTGGCGGCTCTTGCCGCCTGCGCCAGCGCCTTTGCCGGTGTCATGCCTGCCGATCCCGTCATCGGCCTGGCTGCGCTCACCAACTCGGGCGAAGGCCTCGGCCCCTTCAGCAGCCTGGGCCTGCTCGGCTTCGGCGGCCTGGTCGTCAACCGCGCCAACCTGACCATCCTCAACCAGGCCTTCAATGCCGCTTTCAAGGGCGGTGTGGGCATGGTGCAGCCGATGTGGAACAAGGTGGCCATGCGCGTGCCTTCGGTCACCGGCGAGGAGAAGTATGGCTGGCTCGGTTCCACCACCCGCTTCCGTGAATGGCTGGGCGACCGCGTGGTGCAGAACCTCAAGGTGCACGACTACACCATCAAGAACAAGACGTTCGAGAACACCGTGGGCGTGCCGCGCGAAGCCATCGAGGACGATCAGTACGGCGTCTACACGCCCCTGGTGACCCAGCTGGGCCAGGACGCCGCGCTGCACCCCGATGAGCTGATCTTCGCCCTGGTCGCGGCCGGCTTCTCCACCGTCTGCTACGACGGCCAGTACTTTTTCGACACCGATCACCCGGTCGGCCCGAACGAAGCGCCGGCCAGCGTGAGCAACTTCGGTGGCGGCGCCGGTACCGCCTGGTATCTGCTGGACACGACCAAGGCCATCAAGCCGTTCATCCTGCAGATGCGCCGCGACTATGCCTTCACGTCCAAGACCCGGCTGGAAGACGACAACGT